TTATTTCCTTGTTGGGGTAAAGTTAAGTTCAAAATCAGTTGAGATTGTTTTTCCTGATTTTGTCTGCACCCTAAAAGTGATACTTTGTCTACTTTGTAATGGGTGTACCAGAAATTTAATATAACCCATCTGATATAAAAGGATCAGTTCTTCACCTTTTAAATCTGAAAATGACTTAGAATAAGGATAGTATTCCTTAGAGGGTCTATACGGGGTAGGTGTTGTGTCTTCTGTTTTAGGATATTCTTTATACCCGCTTTTTATAAATTCCAATGGTGAGGAATAATACAGTATTGCAATATCATTTAGTGAACTTCCCTTTTTATGGTTATTGTCAAAATCGGTATTGCATATTAAATCAAGTGAAGTAATAGTATCAACTAGGCACGGATTAGAGAAAGGAACCATATAGCGATTATAGCTGACATCACCATATTTAGTGCAAAGTTCATCATACAGCGGGTTTCCCCTGGCAATATTTTCACCTTGAAACATAAAATACAATTCATCGTTGTTGCTTATGTTTCCGGATACAATTTCTTTAATATCAATAAATCCTTGTAGGAAGCTTTTTGAAAATAAAGCTCCTGTTATTTTTTGCTCTTCGCATGAACAAAGGGTCAAAAGTGACAATAATAATATATATATTTTTTTCATCGGTGTATATTGGTTATCATTCTAGGTTTAAATGCGAAAGTTGGGATTCTCTTTCCGTTAGTATCAGGCATTGTAACAAATGGCTGGTACCATCCATTATATAACCCTCCCCATCCATAGTTGTTGCGTACAAATAGAAAACGTCTCTTTTCAGAGTCACAGTCCATCTCGCCTCTTCTTGGTCTGCATATTCTAATGTTTAACATTTCATATCGATAGCCATCCACTACCCATGCATGGCCATCTGAATGTGTTTGAAAGATGAAATAGTCGCTTTCTTTATCAAATCCACATTGATATACTGGGTGCCCGGCTTTTAAAGACTCGACTAGTCCTTTGTCGCTATAGCTAATTAAATCACTACATGTATAGCCCATTTTTCTTAATAGACCTGGGATTTTTTCACTTTTAGCGCCGCTTTCTTTCACTCCATATTTCATACCTACATTTAATCCCACTCTTCTAATAAAATGCGCTAATTGATTCGTTGCATCGGGGTACTTGTATTGGTCTGAACTACTTTTGATTTTATAAATGGTATTCCAATCATAATTATATCCTTCGAATGTGTCTGGATATTTATTATATGCACATATCTGTGCTGTTGCAATGGCTACACATCCGGCTTTGGCATATTCTGTGCCAATGACACATTCTTTATTATAAGGGTTGTTTTGTGACCACTCTATATCCATGAAAGGACCTACTTGTTCTAGTAATTCATTTCTGGTTTCGGGGGTTTCAGCGAATCTCGGATTATTTCCTTGATTATTGATATCATATAAAATAGTGTGTATAGCACTTTTTATGAACATCTTTAAAGCAAGAACCTGGCATGTGTCTTTTAAGTTAAAGTGTCCTTTATCTGAGTATGCATAAATAGGTGCGGTTCTGCTATCTGCCGCTGCTACTCCAAAGCCTCCATCTTTAAAATTGATAATGTATAGCAATGTATCGCTGCTTAATGAATTTGCTTTCAATGAACGGGTTATTGCTGGTGTCGTTTTTACAACCTCGATGTTTTCGATTTCCGCCGAAGAAGCATTCCGGGTACTTCCTTTTGTAGAGTTAATCACATCGAGGACTGTGAAGACAGCATCCGAGACGGGGATTTTATAAGAAATGTCTTTAAAACTCTCCGCTTTAGTTGAGTGATCAAAAGAAGCAATTACATTATTTTCTCCACAGGAGTAGAATAGTAGTGATGTGAAGATTATCACATACAGTTTGTTCTTCAGATTTTTATTCATAGTTTTTGATTGTTTATGCGGGATTGTAATTGAGCCATATTACATTACCGCGGGTTAAAAATATTTTTTAAGGGTTCTTGTGCATTTTCATTTGTAGTGTAGTTAGGTTAATGATAATATTTGTAATTATCCCCATGACAATAGAATATTATAATTATGAAATTAGTTTATTTATTCAATTTTTACGGCCGTTCCTTGCACTTCGCATCTAATGATATCTCCTTTAGCCGAACGAACTGCAATCATTTGATAATTAACTATTCCGTTGGCATTGTGTTTCTGGGCTTCCCGTACAGCTTTTCCTATCACGTATTCTTCAGTAGGAGTATATATAGAGCTTCCATCATATTGTTTGGCGGGAGAAAGCCCAGATTTTATTGCTTCCTTTGATTTTCTTCCAGCATAAAAAACAAGTTGTAAATCCGCTACAGGTACATAGCTTTTTTCCTTTATGTCAGTTCCTATTGGGTAAATACGGAATCCGGATTGTACATATTTACTATAGTCAGCAACATAAATATGTTCAGAGTATTTCGGAGAGCAAGCCCCCAATGCTAAAAAGGGTAGTAATAGAAATAACTTTTTCATGTTGATTGGTTTTTGGTTTGTAATATAAATCTGTTATCTATTTTTGAGTATGTCTATAGTTTCTCTTAAAGAGTCTATTAGATCATTTTTTGTTGTTATGGTGTTTTTTAGGTACATAACTTCAGCTTTTAAACTCTCATTTTCCCTTTTTAGAGTGTCAAGCATAGGAGTGTTTGACTCGGTTGTTATTACCTCTATTTCTCCATCTGGTTTTATTATTTTTTGTGTTCCGGCATCAGGTAAGGCAACATTAACCACATTACCTGTTTTAATGTTATTATGGTTACCTTGTCCAATGATATTGCCATCACCTTGATTAATGTTAACCCCAATAGTGTTTTTCTTGAGCATTTCGCCTTCATCTCGTAAAAGCCACTCAGTAGACATGTCTCCGTATATTCTACTAATTTTCATTGCTATGTCAGCAGATATACTTTTCGTTTTACCCCAATAGCCCTTAGATAGTCCGGCGTCTGCCTCTAATCTATATACACTAATTCCTTTATAATCAATGTATTTTTGAATTTTTTCTTTTATGGTCATACTATTGTCTACTAATAAAGGTTAATTAATAGAGTATAATCTACTAAATATTTGCATAGTAGAGTATAGTCAATTATCTTTGTCGCATCAAAGTTAATCAATCAACAAATAAATAACAAATTTAAAAGATAGAATTATGAAAGCAATCATCGACTACAAAAAAGCAAATGGTGAAGAAACCGGTGCAATCGCGGTAAATGAATACAATGGCAATCTTAGCTATATAGCAGTAACAGCTTCTTCGAGTAAGACATTCAAGTCTATGAAAGGTGCTGAAAGGTACATGGCCAAATTTAATTACATAAAATCATAAGTATAACCCGCGCCCCTTTGGGCGCATAATTCTACGCTAAAATGGAAACTAACAAACGTAAAAGAGGGGAATTGAAAGCCCTATTAAAAAACATGAAAGTGGGCGAAGAATTAAAATTTGCTCGCTCCAAAAGAAATTCAGTAAGACCTACATGTTCAAATCTAGCATATGATGAAGGAATGAACTTCTCTACACGAACAGATGGTGATAGTTTATTTGTGAAACGTGATAAATAATAGATAATTAAACAATAAGGAGAACTAACAATGACTACAGGAACAATTATCTTTTTAGTGTTAATCGCCGCACTCGTACTGGTGTTCGGGGCGGTTATTCTTTGGCACTGTTGCGATATAAAGTACTCGATCGACCAATCCGAAATTAATCGTTGTATAGAGTTTGAGGAAGCAAAGAAGGCGATTGACAAATCCGTAAAAGGATGTAGGGATACGATTGATAGCGGCTATGGTGATGGGGTAAAATCCTTACTATATGGGTTCGAAAAAGAGCTTAATCTCAAATCAGAGAGTATATCTAAATCCGGCCTCAACCTCGAAAGCGCCACGCCTAATGGTACCATTACGCCGCCTTCATCTTTTAGTGATATAGAACTTCGTAAATACTGCATAGAGCAGACCAATAAAGATCAGGTGTATCTCCGGATAGAAGATGCTCAGAGGCTTTATGACTACATTTTGAATGGTAATCAGCGAGGAAAGGAGGTAACAAATGAGCATTAAAGAAATACTGAGTAGTGATTCAAATTTAAGTGTAACAATAAAATCTACTGATTTGAAAGAGTTTGCGGATCATATTATAAAACAGACGATCAAAGAGGTTTTGGCCTCTAATATGAAGTCGGATGAAGAGTATTTAACCGTCAATGAAACCGCAAAGATGCTTTGTGTTAATCGTAGTACTTTATGGAGTTGGAACAAAAAGGGATACTTATGTCCTGTTGAGATAGGCGGGAAGCGTCGCTATAAAATAAGTGATATTGATTCAATTCTTAAAAATAAACGAACCGATGAAGAACATGAATAGTCTTTCCAAGCATCTGTTTACGGTCATCATAAGCATAGTTACGGTTGCCGGTTGCATCTATGCCGGCAACGTAGAGATGAATGATGATATCCTCTCAGGTATGAGTTTTGAGAAGTACCAGTACATCCATGATCGTATCGGTGATCGTGCCACTTCATCGGATGTGGTAAAGGAGTATTTGCGTAATCGGCAGTTCTATGATTCAATCGCCTATTAAATTCAAATCTATACAGAAAGGAATCAAATGATAATAGCGTGGTTTTCATGCGGCGTAACATCCTCAGTCGCTTGTAAGATAGCATTGAGCCTGTACGAAGATGTGCAGTTCTATTATATTGAAACTGGCTCCGGGCATCCGGATAACGCTCGTTTTCTATCTGATTGTGAAAGATGGTACGATCAGCCTATTCACATTATCCGAAGCGATAAATACACTTGCGTAGCTGATGTCCTACGGAAAGGTTTTATCAATGGTGCGCATGGTGCTGCTTGTACTCTTGAACTTAAAAAGAAAGTCCGGTACAAGTTGGAAAAGGAACTTGGTTCTTGGGACGGTCAAGTTTGGGGATTCGATTATGAACCAAAAGAGATTAACCGAGCTATCCGATTAAAGCAGCAGTACCCAAACACAAAGCCACTGTTCCCGCTTATTGAAAAGCAGATTACGAAGCCGGATGCCATGGGGATACTTTGGAAAGCAGGGATTGAAATCCCTGCTATGTACAAGATGGGCTACAATAACAACAACTGCATCGGTTGCGTGAAAGGTGGTATGGGATACTGGAATAAAATCCGGAAGGATTTCCCGGAAGTGTTTACTCAAATGGCGCAGATTGAGCGTGATGTTGGAGCTACCTGTCTGAAAGATAAAGATGGGCGTATCTTCTTGGATGAACTACCGACATGGCGGGGCGATCCAGTGGAAGAGATTATACCGGATTGCTCGCTTATCTGCCAAATTGAATTTCAAGAGATCATCGACAGGCAGGTAAAACGAGTTTTGAAAGGAGAAATTAGTATTAACGATGTAGCCTGAAAAGGCTCAAAACATAACAGAAAGGAATATTTATGAAGAGTAAAAAAATAACCGTAATCATATCCTACGATTACGAAGATAAAAATACCGTTAGTAATGATCTGATTGCCGACAGAGTAAAAAATGACTTGTTGAAAGGCAGCAACCCCAATCACGAAAAGATAGAATCTGTTACAGTGGAAGATAACTAAATAACAATAAAGAAATGAATACTATAGACCTGCTATACATTGATTTATTCTGTGGAGCTGGTGGAACCTCTACAGGTGTTGAATCTGCCCGAATAAATGGAGAACAATGTGCAAAAGTAATTGCCTGTGTCAATCATGACGCCAATGCCATTGCCAGTCATGCGGCTAACCATCCGGAGGCGATGCACTTCACAGAAGACATTCGAACACTTGAGCTTTCTCCACTGGTTACACACGTACAACGGATGAAGCAATTATATCCGGAAGCTCGCTTGGTACTTTGGGCATCTTTAGAGTGTACGAACTTCTCAAAAGCCAAAGGTGGCCAGCCTCGGGATGCAGACAGCCGGACACTGGCTGAACATCTTTTTCGTTATATCGAATCCCTTAACCCAGATTATATCCAGATTGAAAATGTAGAAGAGTTCATGTCATGGGGCCCGATGGATGAGAATGGTAGGCCAATCTCCATGAACAAAGGAGAAGACTACACCCGTTGGGTGCATAACGTGAAATCTTATGGATATAACTTCGATCACCGGATAATGAATGCTGCTGACTATGGAGCATACACCAGTCGGAAGCGTTTTTTTGGCATCTTTGCCAAGAATGAGCTACCAATTGTGTTTCCAGAACCCACCCACTGCAAAGAAGGCAAGCAAGATATGTTCGGCAGCCTTGCAAAATGGAAACCTGTAAAGGATGTATTAGATTTTGAAGACGAAGGAACAAGTATCTTCACCCGGAAGAAGCCATTGTCAGAGAAAACACTTGAACGCATCTATGCTGGTCTCATTAAGTTTGTAGCAGGTGGAAAAGATAAATGGCTACTGAAATATAACTCAATCAACGGAAAGACTGGAAAACATATTCCTCCCGGAATAGACGAACCATGCCCAACCATCAGTTGCCAAGGACGTTTAGGTATAGTAAATGCCCAGTTCCTTTCCAGATACAATACATGTCGTCCTCAAGATACTTGTAAATCAGTAGAAGCACCTTGTGGAGTGCTTACTACTAACAACCGATTTGCAAAGGTAGACTGTCATTTCCTCTCAAAGTATTTCAGTGGTCACCCGGAAAGTAAGAATATTCCTATTGATGGACCCGCACATACTGTCAAGTGCAAGGATAATCATGCTTTGGTAGGTGCGAAGTTCCTCGCTGCGTATTATGGCAATGGCGATAATGTCAGCCAGGTAGATAAGCCATGTCCGACAGTACCAACCAAAGACAGGTTTAATTATGTGAATCCGAAATTTCTTTGCTCATACAACTTTAACGATGCTGGGAAAGATATAGATGCTCCGTGCCCAACACTACTGACTAAGGATAGGCTGTCGCTTGTAAGTCCGTTCTTTATGAATTATTATTCAGGTGGGGGGCAACATTCAGATGTAAATCAACCATCTCCGGCTATACTGGCAAACCCGAAACAACGCCTTGTTAGTTGCCAGTTTATGGATCAGCAATTCGGGCAAAGTAAGCCTACTGGACTTAACCGACCATTGGGAGCCTTAACCTCCAATCCAAAGTATAACCTTGTTAGTTGTCGTCCGTGGGTAATGAATACTAACTTCGGGAATATCGGCAGCCAGATAGATGATCCTGCACCAGTTATCACCGCCAACCGAAAGTGGCACTACCTGATGAATCCACAGTTTATGTCTGCCGGCGGCAATATAGAAAATCCATGCTTTACTCTCATCGCACGCATGGATAAGATGCCACCTTACTTAGTATGTACGCAAGAAGGTGATTTTCTTATTAGGGTATATGAAAGCGATAGCCCCATGACCCGGAAGATAAAGGAGTTCATGGCTCTATATGGCATAGTTGATATCTTGATGCGTATGCTTAAGATACCTGAACTTAAACAAATCATGGGATTTCCAAAAGACTATAGACTGATCGGTACACAAGCCGAACAGAAGAAGTTTATTGGGAATGCGGTAGAGGTGACGATGGCAAGAGTTCTCTGCGAAGCTGTCGGCAGGAAACTACGAGAATTAAGAAAAGTGGCAGCATAGTTTAATTCAAATCCAAATAGAAATGAATAAAAAGGAGCAGCAAGCAATCGACTTCCTTCGCAGCATGGAACGTGACGATCCGATGTGTTTAGGCTTTTCTGGTGGTAAAGATAGTGTTGTAATTCTTGACCTTGCAGAGCGTTCCGGCATAAAGTATAATGCTTCTTACGCAAATACTACCGTTGACCCGCCCGGAACAATCAGTTTTATAAAGAAGAATTATTCACAGGTTCGGATACTTCAACCGAAGCAATCTTTTTTTCAGTTGATAGAAACTAAAGGTTTACCCGGCAGAATGAGGCGTTTTTGCTGTGAGAAGTTGAAGGAGCAATACGGTATCGGTCAGCGCATAATCGAGGGAATGAGGTCAGAAGAAAGCCAATTGAGAGCATTATATGAACCAGAACAATGCGATGCGCGTAAGTGGATGAAAGGTGCAAAACATATCCTTCCGATTCTAAACTGGTCAGAAACTGATGTTTGGAACTATATCCGAAAATACAACCTTCCGTATTCTAAGTATTACGATGCGCCTTACAATCTTTCTCGTCATGGATGTGTTGGTTGTCCCCTTGCAGGATGTAAACAGATGCAGAAAGAGTTTAAGATGTTTCCTGGATATGCAAAGCGCATGATTGTCTCCATAGAACGCTATATGAACAACAAGCCTAATAATGCGCTTGCAAGAAATTTCAGCGACCCGTACGAAGCTTTTTACTTCTACATCAATGAAATGCCTATGCAGGACATTAGACGGTTGAAGAAAGGACTCTTTTACTTTAATGCAAAGGAGGTTATACGGAAAGAGATTTTAAATAGAATAGAGTAAAACTAAAACAGAACAGATATGAATAAGTATATCAAGCCATTTACAGTCCTGATAGTGGGCATCGCTATCGGCAATAGGGTGTTTAATCATCTCCACGCATGGCTGGGCGTGGCAATAATTACAGCCACAATAATTTTCTTTATTTACAAACTTACTAAAATTATCAAAAATGAAAAAGTTGATTAGTTTAATGTTGGTCTTTATGACCTTATTATTTGTATTGGTTTCATGTGAAAGAGTTGCCCCTAACTATGCCGGCGTCCTTATGGAAAACTACGGCAAGCAAGGCAAGGAAGATTTTAAGGTGGTCTCCGGCAGGGTTTCAACGTGGGATGGGGGGACAGAGTTGTTCCAGGTTCCGTTGTTTGACCAGCGGGGAGAGTTCAGTGCACCGGTAACATTAAAGGCGGCTGATAATACTGAATTTAGCGCTCGTCCTTCATACTCTTACAAGGTAATAAAGAGTCGTGCTATAGATGTCGTATTTGATAACAAACATATTGATAAAGCCGAAACGGAAACCGGAAAAGACGGTTTTATGCAGTCATTGGAAGATAACATATTAGAACCCCGCATCTACGATCTTATAAAGGAAGAGAGCCGGAAGTACAAAACCGACAGTCTTATGGCAGATGGCGGATCGCTTGTCTTTGAAAAGCGTCTGGAGCAAATCGTTGAGAAAGAGTTTGATAAACGTGGACTGCAATTGTTAACCTTTTCCGCTCAATTGGAATTTTCAGATAAGGTTAAGGAAAAGATTGATAGCCGAAATGAGGTAAACACTAATATTTCGGTTTTAGACCAGCAGATTGAGGAGCAGAAAAAGCTTAATGAACTCGAACAACTGAAAACCGAGCAGGCTATTATCCGGTCAAGGGGATTAACGAAAGAGATTCTTTATAAGCAGTTCATTGACCGGTGGGATGGGAAAACGCCGCTTTATGGAATTGCTCCTGAGTTTTTGAAGATAGCTAAATAAAAGAGCTGGCATACGGAATCTAAATGGATTCCATATGACTCTTAACAGAATAAAACTGGACCAATAAGATGAAGATACAAAACTTTAGTATTCCCCCCGAATGTCGGCATGCCTCTGTTGAGGCTGTAGACAATAGGTTAATAATCACATTTGAACCGGAGAATCTTTCAGATTTCTTCTGTCAGGAAACGGACCATATAGAGCAGACTCCCAGGATCGGTGATTTAGCTTTGTTCTGGGATACCGCCTATAGAGGTTCCGCCATTATTGCCCGACTGATAGATGAAGACCGTATAAACGGTGTACAGGCGTATCAGGCCGCCAATGATGTCTGGTACGAAAACGCCATCCGCTTTCGAAGTGACGAACAATACCGCTTAATAACTCAAAGGCATGATGTGGAAAAAGAAAACGACTGATTTAAAGAAGAAGTCTCCTAATCTGAAGAACAAGTTGGATACTGTGTTCAGCCGCTTTATCCGTTTACGTGACGCCAGGAAAGACGGGACATTTCAGTGCATCTCCTGTGGGAGGATTTTGCCTCTGGATCAGGCGGATTGCGGGCATTACATAAACAGGCAGCACATGTCCACCCGATTCAGTGAAAAGAACTGCAATGCCCAATGCCGATCGTGCAATCGTTTCGATGAAGGCAACATGCAGGGGTATCGCCGTGGTCTGATATTGAAATACGGTGAACCTGCGGTTCTGTTGCTTGAATCCATGAAGAATCAGACAAATAAGATCTCCGATTTTGAGTACAGTGCCATGATCAAGTATTATCAGGGCGAGGTTAAACGTCTGAAAGAAGAGAAGCAGATACGCCAAATATGACATATATGGAACTTTTGAAAATATGAAAGTGATACATGTGTATTTGATCTTCAAAAAGAAGAACTACTACTTCGGTTCTCTCAGTGCCATTTTTGAGCATCTGGATGAAAACGACATAGGAATTAAGAAGCGCACATTGCTGCATCGTTCGAATGAATCCACCATCTTGACAGATAGGGCGATCATCATAAAATCAACCCTGCTTAGATGCAGGAAATCAACAAAGAAAATATGATTATGAAACCAAAGAAACAATTAATTGAAACAGCCGTAAAAGATGGCAGTATAGACAGAATGAACATGCTCCTCTCAGCCGCGCATCTGTTGAATTGCGAGGCAAACAGCCTGATAGAGGAAGCGTCCGATGTTATGTTGGCCAAGGGTCTGTTACTTGGAAACCTGAAGAAGCTGCATAACGACTTTGTGAAATGTGCTGACCGCTATTTCAAAGAGTTCGCCACGCTTGTAACTACGGATAAATCCAAGATGGATATGTTTGGCGATTTGGATGGCTTCGACAAGTCATTCAGGGAGTGGGCCAAGGTGTCGGCCGATTGGGAACCTAAAAAGGAGGTTGAGTAATGAAAGAATATATAGATTTTCTAAAAGATAAGATGGCCATTAGCCATCAAACCGGGTTTGAAGTCAAAGCGGAAGAACTGACTTCGTCCTTATACCCCCATGTGAAAGATACCGTTCGTTGGGCGGTGTCCGGTGGTTGTCGTGCCATATTTTCCAGCTTCGGCATGCAGAAGACCGTTACCCAGTTGGAGATATGTAGAGTTATAATCAATCAGTATTTCGGTAAAGCTCTTATCGTTTGTCCTAAGCGTGTAGTAGTAGAGTTTATTACCCAAGCTAAGGAGCACATGAACATGACAGTTAAGTATGTCAAGAACATGAGTGAAGTCAGAGCCTGCAAGTGTGATATAATGATTACCAATTATGAGCGTGTCCGTGACGGTGAGGACGGGGTAAGGATAGAACCTTCCTATTTCACTGTAACCTCTTTGGATGAAGCCAGCGTATTACGTGGTTATGGCACGAAGACTTATCAAGAGTTCCTTCCATTGTTTTCCGGTGTCCCGTACCGATTTGTCGCTACGGCTACACCATCGCCCAACAGATATAAGGAACTGATACACTATGCCGGCTATCTCGGTGTGATGGATACCGGGCAGGCGCTTACAAGATTCTTTCAGCGTGACAGTACCAAAGCGAATAATCTTACCCTTTACCCACATAAAGAGAAAGAGTTTTGGTTATGGGTGTCTACATGGGCATTATTCCTCACTAAACCATCTGATTTAGGCTATCCCGATATCGGCTATGAATTGCCGGAACTGCGGGTGCATGAAGAAGTGGTTGGCGTTGACAACTCCACTGCCGGCACCGACCGTGACGGGCAGGTTAAAATGTTTCGTGAAGCGGCATTAGGTTTGGCTGATGCAGCAAGAGAGCGCCGAGACAACATGGCTGCGAAGATTGCCCGTGTGGTGGAAATCATAGGTCGTCCTGAAAACAAAGATGAACATTTTCTTTTATGGCATGACCTTGAAAGTGAACGTGAGGCACTCTGCAAGTCTATTCCTGGATGTAAAGCTGTCTATGGTTCCCAGGATGATGAAGAGGCGGATGAGGTAATTGCCGATTTCAAAGATGGTCGGTTGAAGTATTTGGCTGCTAAACCTGAAATGCTTGGTGAGGGTTTGAACTTCCAGTACCACTGCCATAAGGCAATCATGTTCATCGACTACCGTTTCAATGACAAGTTCCAGGCGATAGCCCGTATATACCGTTTCATGCAGAAATACCCTGTTGACTTGTATTTAGTGTATGCCGAAAGCGAGGGCGAGATATACAAAAGCTTCATGCGGAAATGGATGCAACATAAGGAGATGGTAGCCAAGATGACCGATATCGTCCGCGAGAACGGTTTGTTCGGTTTGCAGGCAGAGGAGAAGATGATGCGCTGGATGTTCGCCAGTCGGGAAGATAAGTCCGGTAAGCTGTGGAAAGCGATCAATAACGATAATGTTCTGGAATGCCGGAAGATGGAAAGCAATTCGGTGGATTTGGTTGTAACCAGCATCCCTTTTTCCAATCATTACGAATACACGCCGACCTACAACGATTTCGGACATAATGAAAGCAACGATAAGTTCTTTGAGCAGATGGATTATTTGACGCCGGAACTGATGCGTATCCTTAAGCCTGGCCGCTTGGCCTGTATCCATGTGAAAGACCGTGTATTGTTCGGTAACGCTACGGGTGACGGTATGCCGACGATTGACCCGTTCAGTGAAATGACTGTATTTCATTACATGAAACACGGATTCCGTTATATGGGGCGTATTACGGTTGATACAGATGTGGTAAGGGAAAATAACCAGACCTATCGCCTCGGTTATACCGAGATGTGCAAGGACGGTTCAAAGATGGGTGTTGGTTGTCCGGAGTATGTTCTTCTTTTCAGAAAGCTGCCTTCTGATACTTCCCGGGCCTATGCCGATTTGCCCGTCACTAAGGATAAGAAGGAATATTCTCTTGCCCGTTGGCAGATAGATGCCCATGCAAGCTGGAAATCATCGGGTGACACCTTGTTGAGCTACGAAGATATGAAAGGTATCGGCATTGACAAGATACGTCATTTGTTCAGAAACTACGAACGCGAACATATCTACAGATATGAGGAACATGTTGCATTTGCCGAAGAGTTGGAAGCCTATAATAAACTACCTAAAACTTTTATGGCCGTTGACCCTGTAAGCAAGAAGCCTTGGATATGGGATGATGTCACCCGAATGCGGACATTAAATACCAAACAGTCACAGAAGAAACGGCAGAACCATATTTGTCCTCTTCAATTGGATATTGTTGAAAGATTGATTGAACGTTATTCAAACAAGAATGATTTGATATTTGATCCCTTTGGCGGCATTGGTACCGTTCCTTATTGTGCCATCAAATTAGGGCGTAGAGGTCTTTCCACTGAACTGAATTACGACTATTGGAAGGACAGTCTTTCGTACTTGTGTGAAGCGGAGATGGAAGTGGGTGCGCCGACGTTGTTTGACTTATTGGATAATGCCCTATGAATATCCCCCAAACCATCCCGCGTATTGATTGCAAGGCATTCGCCAAATGCGGAAAGAAGTCTTTATCCCATTGCAGGCGGTATAAACTTACGGACGAAGAGTGTATAAATTGCCGGTTGGTCCATCGACGGGAAAGAAACAATTACCGTACTTCCCCCGACGGTCGTTTAATGAAACGGTGTTCCATCTGTGGCGAGTGGTACTATCTTCACCGTTTTTACCCCAGAACTTTAAATCGGGGAGAGAAGGTCTATTCCACCTTCAGTTCTGAATGCAGAAGGTGTAAGTCTTTGAAAGCATCAACCTATCAAAAAGCAAGGCGATGAATAAGAATAAGGGAAAAGAAGAGGAAATCAGGCAGAAGGTAAAGTGTGATTGCCGGCAATGCAGACGCGCCGGCCCGGTTGAGAATTTCATGGTGTATTGCCCGATACATGACTGTGGCCGATCAACCGGCCTTAGAATGTGTGAGTATTTTATAGAGAAGAAGAGATGTTCGACAAGATAACCATAAAGGCAACGATTGACACGGCGGATATTGAGACGATTGTCTTGCGAAATTATTTGGAGGAGTGCACGGAAGGTGATGAAGTCTATTACAAGTCTACCGCTTACGCCAACTTTGACGGTTGTTTCATCGAGATTCGCGGTAACAGGTTACGGTGTACGTGTTCCATTTGCAAGCTCTATTCCAAGGGAAAGACCGGGAAACTGGATAACAGCCGCCCGATAACTTTCGCAATGGCTGTAAGGACAATCAAAGAGCTGCTGTTGAGGCTATGTGTCCGGATTGAGAATGCCGTGGTAACGTATTACGAGATAGGTATCACAATGAAGATGTCCCTTCCTGCCGATTCTTACATAAAACAGATGTATGAAGTCTCAGGAAAGCTCCTTTGGAACGATGCCAACTATTCGGCGTTCAAGCAACAGACAACGGAGAAAAGCAAGTATTTCCGGAAGATCCTGAAGGTCTATGATAAGAGCTTTGAGGCCGGGGAGAAAGGACGGAATGTCGGGGCTAACATTCTTCGTATCGAAACGATATACAAGCACCAGTCTGTTTCATTGATGGAGCTAACGGACAACCTCTTCTTGTCGAGGATCGGCCGTATATTCTATAAGGACTGGTCAGAAATATGCTTTACCAGAGAACTGTCTGCGGCCAAGGGCGTAAAGGTGTCCCAGCTTGAAAGGGCCAGGGAGATATACCGGATAGGAGTTACCCGGTACAAGGAGCGTTACAAGAAGCTTTATCTTTCGGGTAAGCTGACTAAAAAGCAATGGGAGACTATACGCAATTTTGCCCGTAGCTGGCCGGAAGAGCGTGAGAAGTACGTGGAGGAAATCGGTGACATGGAGCGTGAATTTAAGGACAAACTTTTATCAGGCTACCAGACAGGGATATTTACGCCCATTTGCAGAAAAATATAACATATTGAAAATCAGTATTTTATCTGTAAATACAAAAAGCACCTTATGGTGCGCAATTAAAATGTTGAAAATTAAGTGATTACGTTTTTAAAATCTAAAATTTAACACTTTTCGGCAACTTGTCCTATACAGCCCGCAGGGTTGTCGGGAACCGACTTATAAGGGCTGATAAATTATAATTTAAAAACTGAATATATGAAATGTGAAGCAGAAGGCAAAATTTTGGTGGAGCTGCCATCCACCGGTGGAGTTACCAGGGATGGTAAAGACTGGGAGAAGAGAGAGTACATCATGGAAACCAGCGAACGTTATCACAGCAAGATGCGCTTTTCCGTTTGCAGTTTCGATGGTCCTGTTGAGAACCCTCCCAAAGTAGGAGACAAGATCAGAGTTAACTTTACCGTTGAAGCCCGCGAATATAAAGGGAACTGGTACAATGAAGTAAGAGTGCATCGGACGGAGAATATTAACCAATAACATAAAAAGATATGAAGAAAAAGAAAGAAATAATGATTGAGTTGGTATACGATATTCCGGCTCTGATAAGAATACAGGAACTTTCCTTGATTGAAATAAAGAAGAAAATTCGTGATCAACAGGTTATAGATTTTCAAGAAGACATTCTAAGAGTTCTAAAGGCTGTAAACGAGATCGATTTTATTAATATGGACAGTAACTAATAGCTATAATTGATATGAATATGAAACAGACGGTTCAAGAAAGAGCAAAAGAAATGTGTGAAGCGTGGGGAATGGAAGATAACCACGGTTACAGCGTTAAAGATACCTTTCAAGTAGGTTTTGTGCAAGGCGCAAATTGGCAGGCAGAGCAATCTCCGTGGATAAAGGCTAAAGACCGGCTTCCATTTGTGGACGAGGATGATATATCAGAGCAGAGCGAACCAGTGTTAGTCATAGCTTCCGCCAAAGGACATTATGAACCCGAAATATTGGTTTACAACAAACATTACCATGTGTGGGACACAGCAGATGCGGATGATTACTGTTGCGATGTATCCGATAATGACTTATGGATGTATATCCCAAAGTTTAATTAGTGACAATACAGCAATGGAAACAACGATAGATAGTAATGGTCTGGGTGGATTTCAAACCAGGCAGGATCGGATACTGTGTATTCGTAGTCAAATTAATCGCAGCAGTGAAGAGTTAGACCGGATCAATGAAAAGCTGGGAGCTAAAGACACTCCCTTGGAAGAGTGGCTGCGTCTTTCGGATATCCGTAATAACCTGACGGTTTCTATACACCGGAAGGAGGAAGAGTTGTCACGGCTGACGGATAGCCGCCGGCTTGATCAGCCTAAGCGGGCGAATTATAATTATTGATATGTTTTAGAGGATTAATAAGTCGTATTGGAATGGGAAACAAAAGAAGGTCAGTCCGATTTGATGAACATACGTGGATGCTATTGAAAGAGGTATCTGAGAAAATGGGAGTCAATATGTCAGTTGTAATCAGGAGCATGGTTGCGCGCAGTTTGAGGGAAATAACGGATGATTCCGGTAATCTGATTCTAAATGAGAAACAGGTACAAGCGAAATAGTTATTATCCTAAGGTGGCCGAAGCAATCGGAAAGAATTATCTTAAGCTTCGATCGCTTTGTTGTGTCGAATTCGATACGTTTCATGGCTCACTATCTCGTGAGGACATCTTTCAGGACACGGTGCTTTATGTCATTCAAGATGTTGAGGCCAGCCTGTTAGAATCGGAAGAGGATATTATAAAACACTTTTGCTATCGTTACAAAATGATAGCATTTCAGATAATTCAAGATTCTAAACAATTAAGAGAAATACCATATGCCGACTATTTACAAACCCAAAAAGAGGGAACAGAAGAGCAATAATATGTATGATGATGCCCGTCGTAAGATATATAATTCAGAGCGATGGCGCAAGCTTCGAGCATGGAAGATGGTGAATAACCCTCTATGTGAGGTATGCTGGCAAAAGGGATTGGCTACACCGGCTGAGGATGTTCATCATATCGTATCATTCATGACTACGAATGATCCTTTACAGCGTAAATCATTAGCATACGATTATGACAACTTAATGAGCCTTTGTAAGCAATGCCATCAGAATATACATAACTCAAAATAATAACAAAAAAGTTATTGGAATATTTGCTTAATAACAATAATGTTATTATATTTGTAGTGTCAAAAAACAAAAGCCATATGGGAGAAAAACCGGTAAGTAAAGAACGGATAAAGTTAGAGAAGGATTTGCTGTTCTACCTTCGCTACTACAAAGAGCTACAGGACAGAGGGCATTATAAACAAGAGCTTGATTATCAAATCGAGTTATTAACGAAAAAGTTAAAGGAAATGTAAGTTGTCAACCGCCTCCCTTGAAAGACAGGGAGGCTAAATAAAGAAGTTATGAAGACAGATATAGAAAGACTAAAGGAACGCTTTGCCAATGCTAATACCGAAGCGGAGATTGAGGCAGTAGACAAAGAGATGAAAGCTTTGGCGGATCAAGATATGGATCAGTTTGCGGAAGGTTTGATAGAATGCATCAAGGACACCAACAAAGAAGCGGATGAAATATTACTAAGAGAGAAGTTGGAATCGGTGTTGCCGTTTATCTCTGTTTCAGCATTAGCCAAAACATATTTTAAGAGGTCTCCCCAGTGGTTTTACCAACGTTTAAATGGAAGTATTGTCAACGGGAAGCCCATTCGGTTTAATGATGCTGAGTTAAAAACCTTGGCCGGTGCATTGACCGATATAGGTAAGAAGATAAGTCAAGCTGCTGCTTTTGTTTTTTGACGATAACTAAGCAATAGTTTGTGGCCCCATCTGTAAAGGTGGGGCTTTTTTGTTCCACTTTTCGTGGAACTATATGTTAAAACGCAGTCTGCTATGTTCCACGGCAGTGTTTTCGTGAAACAATGTGTTAAAATCGAATTAACATTATTCCACGGGTATGGGGTTGAATTTTGAGCAAATCGACTTCCGATACCTCGCCCAACCCTTCTTCACACGCACGGAATTTTTTCAAATTTTGAATTTGTTAAAGCATTAACGTTTTATTTGTCGGACATTCATGTGGTTATTATAAAAAACAGAATATGGTGAAATTTGTAATGCCCGATAATTTATCCGATGAAACACAGAAGTTTATAAAGGATGTGGTAAAAGAGCTAAATGCTAGAAAAGCTATTCAGAATATTGATCTCGGAGCTATTAGAATGCTTGCAACCAGCTACGAGATGTATATGCAGGCAACTGATATCCTGCTTAAAGAAGGCCCCGTTATTGAGATAAAATACGAAAAAGCAGCTAATCCGGCTCAAAATATTGCCACTAAAAACTATGCTCAGGTAATGAAAATCATGACAGAGTATGGTTTGACTATTAAAAGCCGTGGAAATATTAAGGCTATGAAATCAGAAGATAAAAATGATTCTCCTTTAGACCAATTTTTAAAGAAAGGGGCCCGTGAGAGACGATGAAAGGATACTATCAATATGCCGCTGATGTTAGAGATGGCAAGATTGTAGTGGGAGAGTTTATTAAGCAGGCCGTCGAACGGTTTTATGTTCTTTTTGAACGGGATGATATAGATTTTAGAGAGAATCGGGCGGATTATGCTATTGAATTTATTTCTTTGTTGAGGCATTACACCGGTCGTCATGCCGGAAAATCGTTTACGTTACTGCCTTGGCAAGAGTTTGCAGTAGCAAGTATCTACGGATTCTATAAAAAAGATGAGGATGGCTCTTGGTGCAGGTTGGTTTCATCTGTATACATTGAGATGGCCCGTAAAAATGGCAAGTCGGCTTTTGCGGCTGCACTTTGTCTATATCATCTTATCGCCGATGGCGAGTCGGCTGCGGAAGTCTACTTGGCGGCTAACAGTAAAGATCAGGCAAAGGTTAGTTTTACAATGTGCCGTAACTTTGTATCCGGGCTTGATCCTAAGCATCGGTATCTTGTGTCTTTCCGCGATCAAATAAACTTCGATAAAACATTGTCGTTTTTGAAAGTGCTTGCCGCTGATTCCAGCAAATTAGATGGCCCTAATCCGTCTATGTTTTTACTTGATGAATACCATGCGGCTAAAAATTCAGGTTTGAAAGATGTACTCCAATCCGGGCAGGGTATGCGTGATGATCCGATGAGTATCATTATCACTACCGCCGGTTTTGATAAATTGGGTCCATGCTACCAGTTTCGTGAAATGTGTACGGAAGTGTTGAAGGGCTTGAAAGAAGATGATACCCTTTTTGCTTTGATTTATGCTTTAGATGAAGGGGATGATTGGAAAAATGAAAAAGTGTGGGGCAAGAGTAATCCTAATTTAGGGGTCACAGTAAAGCCTAAATATTTGAGGGAACAGGTTCAAAAGGCAATAAATTCTCCTTCAGAAGAAGTTGGAATCAAAACGAAGAATATCAATATGTGGTGTGATGCGGAAACTGTTTGGATACCGGATCACTACATCCTTAACGCTTCTGCCAATCTTGATTTCGAGCAATTCCGGGACATGGATTGCTATGCAGGTATTGACTTATCAAGTACGAGTGATCTCACCTGTATGAGTTTTATGTTTCCGACTCAGGACAAATATTACTTTAAAACCCTGTATTATCTTCCAGAGGCGGCGCTACAAGAAAAACGATTTAAGGATTTGTATGGCGATTGGCGTAGGCAGGGATTGATTACCATTACGCCGGGCAATGTAACGGACTATGATTATATACTCAATGACCTGATGCGTATCCGGGAGATTGTTTTCATTCAAAAAGTGGCTTATGATGCATGGAACGCAACACAGTTTGTTATCAACGCCACAGATCAGGGGTTGCCGATGGAGGAGTTTTCCCAAGCATTGGGAAACTTTAACCGTCCCACAAAGGAAATGGAGCGCTTGCTATTATCCGGACGGGCAGTGATTGACAACAATGTCATTAACCGGCATTGTTTCCGCAATGTGATTATGGCACGGGATCGGAATGGAAATACCAAACCGTCGAAGCAGTTTGAAGAGAAGAAAATAGACGGAGTAATAGCCAAGCTGGAAGCCCTTGGCATTTATCTGATGTCTCCGCGGTACGGGGAATTCTATTAACTGTCGGACAATTTTCTGGTTAGATGGTAAAAGGAAAACAATGAAAATACCAATTCTAAATATTGAGATTAGAAAAGCGTCCAAACAGGAGGTATCTAATATAGCTGCTTGGAGTTCCGGTGGAAGATCGCTGTTGTTGAGCCGTGATAAGCCAATGTTGCTTTCTACTGTTTATCGGTGTGTGGACTTGATTTCTGACAGTGTGGCTGTCTTGCCATTAAAAACCTATCAATTGGATGAAGAAGGTTTTAAGAAGGAGTGTAAATGGCATCCGGCTTACCATGTTCTGAATACAGAGCCTAATGAAGACATGACCAGGTACGTCTTCTTTAAAACATTGATGGCCTCAGTCCTTTTAACAGGTAACGGTTATGCCTATATCGAAAGGGATGGGACGGATTTACAACTAATCTATGTTCCTTCTTCCCAAGTAGGTATAGAATGGATAGTAGATGCGAAAGGCATTCGTAGAAAACGTTACAGGATTACAGGGTTTAAGGATCTGGTACAGCCTAAGGATATGATTCATGTATTGAACTTTTCTTATGACGGAATCATTGGGGTGTCTACGCTGACCCATGCCCGGCAAACGCTGGGTATCGCCTCTGACAGTGAGGCGCATGCCGCAGGATTCTTTAAGGGTGGCGGTAACGTGGCGGGTATCTTGGCATTTGAGGGCCGCTTGGATAAAAAACAAAAAGACCAGATCTATGAAACTTGGGAAAATCGTACTTCTTCTGTAGGGGGGAAACCCAATGGCATTGCTGTGCTTGAAGGGAATATGAAGTACCAGCCGATCACTATCAGTCCCAAGGATTCGCAACTATTGGAGTCCAGGGAGTTTAATGTGGTGGATTTATGCCGTTTTTTCTCCGTCTCTCCTGTTAAGGCTTTTGACCTGTCTAAATCGAGCTACTCCACTGTTGAGGCTACGCAGCTTCAATACCTGACGGATACGGTGCTGGCTGTCATTACCAAGATTGAGCAGGAGATCAATCGGAAAGTTTTTCTTAAATCCGAACGTGGCCGGATATTGGCTGAATTTGATACATCGGCAATTTTGCGTACAGACAAAAAGGCGCAGGCCGCATATGCAAAGGATATGTTTTATGTTGCAGGGATGACACCCAATGAAATTCGCCGGGAGAATAATTTGCCCCGATTAGAAAATGGAGATAAAGCCTTTGTGCAAGTCAATACACAAACATTAGATCGTGCGGTAGCCGACCCTGTCATAGATAAAAATTCCAAGTTGTCCGACAGTTCTGTGGTTAATGAAGAAAAGGATTGATTATGGATGAAAAGAGAGAAATAAGAAATACTGCCTATCAAGTGGTGTCAGACGAAGAAAAGCGCACCGTTGAAGGGTATGCTTTGCTTTTTGGCGTGTCTTCGGACGGTTTAAGTTTTGAAGAGGTGATTGAGCATGGAGCCCTGGATGGTGTTATTGAGAAAAGTGATGTATTTGCGTTGCTAAACCATGACCAAAGTCGGGGGATTCTTGCCCGATGCAATCGGGGGACTGGCTCGTTGACATTATCTATTGATAGCAAGGGATTGAGATACCGTTTTGAGGCTCCAAAGACTGGGCTCGGAGATGAGCTGATGGAAAATATCCGGAGAGGCGAGATCGCCGAGAGTTCTTTTTGCTTTGATGTAGAGGAAGAGACTTGGGAAAAGAAAAGTGATGGAACATGGAAGCGGACAATATTGAAAATAGATCATTTATATGATGTCGCGCCTGTATATAATGCCGCATATAGCAAAACATCGGTTTATATGAGAGGCAAGGAGCAGGCCGAAGAAGATTTTCGTAAACAGGAAGAACAGAGAAAATCCGGAGAGTTGGATGAATATTACGAGAATATAGAAAAATTATTTAATAATTAATTTAACGATTATGCCAAGAGAAAAATCAATTACAGATTTAAAAGACGAAAGAACCCAGCTTTCTATCCGTGCTAAAGCGATAACTGATGGTGCGAGAGCCGAAAAACGCATGTTAAACGAGGGCGAAAATACGGAACTTGGAGAGATCCAGTGCCGGATGACTGACATTAATATGGAGATTGCAACCAAGGAGGCCGAGAACAGAGGTAAAGGGACTCCCCATGTAGAACCCGGTCAGGAACGCTTTTCTCTCCGTCGTTCATTGGCCAACTATATTTCCGGACAGGGACAGCATGATGCGGATGCTTCCGTTATTGAGGCGGCAACGCGCCTGCATAATAGCGCAGGGGTAACGAGGTCATCTCAAAATTCATTGGTAATCCCGATGAGCTTGGAGAAGCGGGCAATGTTTACGGCGGCAACCGAATCGGCTACGGGAGTAGTCATTGATCAGGAGCAGCAGGAATTGTTGCTGCCGCTTCAATCCTCTTTGGTCTTGGCTCAGGCGGGAGCCAGATTTATGACCGGTTTACAGGGGGATATTTATTGGCCGAAGTATAGTGGTTCCAATGTTTTCTGGGAGGGTGAAAACGCTAAAGCCAAAGACGGTGCCGGGCAATTTAGCAAAGGTGACGCCTATAAACCTAAGAGACTGACGGCTTATGTTGATATCTCCGAGCAGTTGCTTGTCCAGGAAAATACTTCGGTTGAGGCAATTATTCGACAAACGTTGGCTGCTGCTATTGCGCAGAAGGTTGAGCAAACCGCATTTGGTACGCACGCTCACAATGATAATACGCCCGACGGGCTGTTTCAGACAGTGCCGGCCATTAACGGTGTCATGGATTGGGCTAAAATTGTGGAGTTGGAAACCGATGCGGATATCAACAATGCACTCTTTGGTAATTTGGCTTACATTATGCACCCGTCTTTGGTAGGTAAGGCCAAAACTAAAGTGAAAGATGCTTCCGGTGCCGGAGGCTTCATTTTTGGCGATAAGGGTGAAGGTACTCTTAACGGATATAAAGCGCTTCGCACCAATAACCTGCCTAAAGGCTTGCAGACCGCTAAAGATGAATTCGGCATTGTTTTTGGTAACTGGAACGACTACTTTATAGGTCAGTGGGGAGCGTTGGAAATCAAAGTGGATCCGTATTCCCGCATGTTGGAGGGAGTTGTACGCTTGGTGATTAATTCTTATTGGAATATGGGCATGATCCGCCCTGAGTCATTCTCCATTGCCTCAATGAAGTAAGCCATGAAGTACGTATCGTTAGATTTGGCGAAGAAGCACCTTTACATCGAGGCAGAATACACCGATGATGATAGTATCATTGGCGTATATGTTGCCGCCGCTGAGGGGGCTGTAGCTAATCACATACGTCGGGAGCTAGATACGCTGGAGGATAGTGAAGGGAAGTTGCCCGACCCTATTCTCTCAGCTATCCTTCTTGTTGCCGGAGGTTTGTTTCGGGATCGGGAAGTCAACTTTGTCGCGGAACGGGCGCGGGACAAAGTCGGTTTGCTGGACTATTTATTACAACCATACATTGATTACTCCAAATGAAAGCGGGACTGTTACGTGAGATTCTGGAATTCAGGGAAGAGGTGAAAAGCCAGGACCTGAACGGTTTTGTATCCAATAGATATGAAACGGTGTTGACTTGCAAGGCTTCGCGCCGGAAGATGTCTGCTGTTGCAGACAAGAGCGGAGTGAATGCCATGGAGCAATTTATCGGTAGTATTATAGTATTTCAGGTTCGGAATTATCCGGCGATTAAAGAAAACCAGAGGGTTGTTTATCGGGGAGTGGAATATGCGATAAAGATGATTGATCCACAAAGAGATAACACGCTTGTAATCACACTTGAAAAACTGAATATATGAGTGATCTTTTTAGTAGACATATCCACGATTACATATATGGGAAATACGTAGATGCCAGAATGGCGGGTAGAGGCAAAGCTTTTGAGTTGACTGTTTCCTCCCTGTCTCAAATAGAGATGGCGGTTTCTGAATTGGGGGATATTGATAAAGATAAAGCGATAAGGGCAGGGCTCAGAAGCGCCGGCGGCTTCTTTGCCCGTAGGGGTAGGAAACGCTTATCAGAGCGTAGCTATAAAAAAGGTCGTTTGACCAAAGAGGGGCGCAAAGCGTTGGCGGCTCATAATTTATACAATGCTTTTGCCGTGCGGGTGAAACGCCGTAGTCTTGGCGCTGTGGTCGGCTTCAATTACAGAGGACATCACGCACATTTGGTAGACAGAGGGACGGTGAAGCGCCCTCACCCGATTACGGGAACTTCCGGTATCATGCCTGCTAATCGCTTTTGGAGTGATACTGCCGATCAGGATTGGAAGAAAGGTATGGATATGATGATGGCTACAGTTCAGCGAGCGGTTACCCGGATAATGATGCGGCAACAATAGATACTAATATGAACAAGTTTAAAGTAACAACAGAGGTACGGGCTATCTTGCAGGATTCTTTGGGTATCAAGACAATGGTAGGTGATAAAATATTTCCGTTGGTTGCCCCGAATGGAACCGAGGGGAATTTTATTATATATCAACGGGATGGATTCAAGCAGGAGTACACCAAGATGGGAGTTGCCCGTCAGGTTCCGACCATATTCGTAACTGCCGTGAGTGATAATTACACCCGCTCCCAGGAATTGGCAAGTCTTATCTATGATGCTTTGGAGGGGGAGTTTGTAGATCCGGTAATGAAAATCAGGATGGAAGATTCTACAGAGGATTATGAATCCGGAAAATATTTCCAAGTCTTGCAGTTTTCAATTGATTAATATGAAACGTAAAACTAAAATTTTAAAAACAATGGCAACAAAATTAGATTCCAGCAAAGACATTTATCGGGGGGAGCTTATGCTTTTCATCGGTGATGAACCTATTGCTTTTGCTTCCAGCTGCGGGTTGGATGTTTCAACAGAAGAGATTGATATTTCTAATAAAATGATGGGGGACTGGGCCGGTTCGCTTCCTGGGAAAAAGAGCTTTACCCTGTCAAGTGAATCATTGTTAACCCGAAAAGAAGGTGCAATGAGCTTTGACACTCTTTTGAGTAAGCAGATAACAGGTGAGGTACTTGACTTCTTTTTGGGGAGCCCTGCGTCTGCCGATAAGGATAATTTCGGTGGAACTTTCACTAAGGATACAAAGCAAAAGAACTATACGGGTAAAGTAATTATCACGTCCTTATCCATTAAATCAGATAATGGACAGATTGTTTCATGCAGTGCTTCTTTTAAGGGAATTGGCGCCCTTGCCCCGGTTGAGCCTGTCGGGGTGGGAGGATAAGAAATACAATAATGATGAATATCGAAGGCGGTCCGTAGATGGCCGCCTTTTTAATTAATAAATTGGATGGAAGCAAGATTGACAATAAAGGCTGTTATCCGCTGGGAACAACTCAGGGGTAAATCATTTTCTTTAATGGACTATTCAGATAAAGAGGATGTAAACGCATTGTTATATACCTCCACAATAGTTGCTAAAGGAGAAGTATATACGTTTGATGTTTTTAAAAAGACACTATCCAACCGGAAATTGGTTCGTGAGATGGTATTGTCTTTGGAAAATAGGATGTCTGTATTGGCCCAGTTTCAAAATAAACGAGCTGGTACAGATAAGATCAATTCCGATACCACTCCGGGGATGATAGGCAATATCGTGTCAACGCTTATCATGTCCGGTCTGGATGCTACATATGCATTGGAGGAAATGGAGTTGTGTGATTTGCCCATGTATATTGAAGCCTATGAACGTAAACGTAAAGAAGAGATGGAAGCCAGCCGGTTATGGACATTCTTTACCATGTTGCCGCATATTGATTCCAAGAAGATGAAAAACGGGGCTATGGACCTGATAACATTCCCATGGGAGGAAGTAGAGGCGGCCAGGGAAGCGGAAAGAGCAATAAATGAAGATATAGACCGCTTCGAACAGTTTATGAAAGAGGGTAAGAAACTAATAAATAAATAGTATGGCAGGTAGATTATCATTTTCGATTGCGATAAACCTCCTGACTGAAAACTTCAAGAGAGGTACGAATTCCGTTAAAAACGGTCTAAGAGTGATGCAGATGCAGGTCTTAACTTTTGCGGCGGCACTGGGTGCCGGTGGATTGGGGTTGAGCAACTTTGTATCCCGTCTGATCGATGTTGCCAGGGAAACCAGCCGGGTTACCACTGCTTTGAAGAATGTATCCGGTAGCATGGTCCGGTTCGCTGATAACCAGCGTTTTTTGCTGGACATGGCGAAGAAATATGGTATTGAGATCAACGCGTTGACCGGGAATTACGCTAAGTTTACGGTTGCCGCTTCCATATCGGGCATGTCTATGATGGATCAGCGGAAAATATTTGAGTCTGTGTCCCGTGCAGTAACCGCATTTGGGATGAGTGCGGAAGATAGCAACGGCGTCTTTCTGGCATTATCTCAAATGATGTCCAAGGGAAAGGTTAGTTCAGAGGAGCTTCGTTTACAAATGGGAGAGCGCCTACCTATCGCTCTGCAAGCCATGGCAAAAGCCGCAGGGGTATCGGTAGGGGGGCTTGACAAGTTGTTAAAGCAGGGCAAATTAATGAGTAAAGATGTTCTTCCTAAGTTTGCTGAGGCTCTTGACAAGATGATTCCCAACGTAGATACGGATAATTTGGAAACTTCCGTGAACCGGCTTAAGAATGCATTCACTGAATTCGTGAATGGAACGGAAGTACAGAGCAAATATAAAGCCTTGATCGATTGGCTAACGAACGCGGTAAAGGTGGCGGCTGACAATATAAGATCGGTAATTACCTATACGGTTGCCGCCATCATGGTTATGGTAACAAGCCGGTTGGTGAATAAAATACTTCTGTCGATATCCCGGGCTGAGTTGGCTGCTAAATCCGCTGCACGCCGGGCGGCTAAAGATGCCGGCCAAAAATTCGATGAAATAGCGTGGAAAGCACAGAGAACTTCTGCCTCCATTAAAATGGCGTTCTCTAAGGCCGCCATGTCGATTAGGGCAACCCTGATATCCATGGCTCCTACGGCTATATTGACGGTCATTGGGGCTGTAGTCGCTAAATTGTATAATGCCTATCGGGAGTCAAAGCGTATAAAAGGGTTATTCGATGAATATCAGAAACGAATGAATGATGTTCCCTCAAAAACTCCTGAAATAATCAAGATTCGCGCTCTGCAAGAGGAATACAATAAGACCAATGTCACATTATCAGATAAGAAAAGAATTTTAGCCCAGATAAATGGGATTTTAGGGACTGAATTGAGTGTTAATCAAGATGTTAACAAAGTTATTGAAAAGCGTATATCATTATTAGAAAGTGCAGCAAGAGCCGAACTGGCTGCTAAAGAGGTGGCTGATAGCGAAAATGAATTAGGAAAGATTGGTGGTAAATCATATAATGGCAAAACGATACGAAGTATGGCTCCGGACTGGGCGATGGCTCGCGGGGATTTAGTAAAAGAGGAAAGATTTAAAAAGAAATACGGTGTGCATACCCAAGATGCTTTAGGCTGGGAAAACGGGCTTAAAGATGACTTGAATGCATTTATCGAACACGCCAAGATACTAAAAGACGCTAAAGGTCGATTAGGCAAGGAGATTGCTAATTCTGTGGCTACGGCTGATTCTACACCTCCTGAACCTGATTCTAAAAAGACGGAACTTCAAAAGGCCGAAGAGAAATACGCTAAATCCTTAAGGGAATTGGATGCCCGCCGGGAAGTCGAGAAGATGTCGGAGTCGGAATATTATAAAGCTGTCGATGAACTCGGGAGGAAGATGTTGATAGAGGCCAAAGCGTCAGGTGACAAAGAGATACTTAATAGCAAATATCTCAAAATGCTTCAGGATGTTATTGATCATCCTTTATATGATGAGGCGGCCGCAGAGATGGAGAAGGTGCAGAAGGAGTACAATGATAAGGTTAAAGAAAATAAAACCTTGCTTTCAAAAGGACTTATCTCTCAAAAGGCTTTCAATGAAAATCTTGCGGGGCTATCGGTTGAGGCCGCTAAGTTTGCCGCAAGCATTAAAGGAATCGGTGAGAGGGCTGATGCTTTTATCAAGGACATGCTGGATCAGGCGATATCACATATCCCATCCGTGAAGATGAAATCACGCGATACCACTTTTGATTATAAAAAATCAAAAGTGGATATTGCCTCTGAGAATCTTGATAAAGCAAAGGAATACGCAAAAGAATTACAGGAACAGGCAAAGAAAGTAGGTAAGGAACTTTCGGATGAACTGTCAAATGCGATAGCCAATGTCCCTACTTTGGAGGAGGCTTTGAAATTAGCTAAAGTAAAAGAAGACGTGAAAAAAATCACTAAGGAGCTGGATGAATCGCTTTACTCAGGGATCAAGGATATCGCTACAAGCTCCGATCGTGTCGTATCGGCCTTTACGAGCCTTCGTGATGTGATGAATGATGTAGATGCAACGGGATGGGAGAAAATCATGGCCATTTGGAATGCAATGATAAATACGGTTGATTCTTTTACGTCTATAGTTCGTACTATTGAGAATATATCAGTTTTGGCTAAAAAGTTGGCTGGCGCCAAGGAGGCACAGCAAGGACTTGAGAAAAGTACAGCAGGAACGGTTGCAGGAACAGTTGTTAAAATAGCCGCAGATGAAGTAGCGACAAAAATGGAATTAGAAAATAGTCAGAAGAAAAGTGCGGCGGCTGTTACAGAAATGGCATCGAAGAGTACAGCGGCTTATGCGGGAATACCTTTTGTCGGGGCGGCTCTGGCGGCGGGACAAATAGCGACAATGATGGCTATGATAGAAGCAGCGAGAATTAGCGCTCCCGGATTTAATTCAGGGGGGATCTATTTAGGGGGCACATCTTTTGGAGATAAAGGATTGGCGCGTCTGAATAAAGGGGAAATGATTTTGAATATGACCCAGCAATCTAATTTGTTTGATGCTATCAACTCTGGTAATTTGGGGAGTTCAAATAGGGTCCAAATAGAATTTGGGAAAGCCAAGGTGCTCGGACCGGATATTCTGCTCTCCATAAATAACACATTAAAAAAACAAGGAAAGAAACCATTATGAGCTACGGATTGATTTATACGATTCCTTTTGCAAGTCTCCGTAATAAATCTTGCATTATAGAAATAGAGAAAGAAGGGTATGTGGGGGCTCCTACTGAATTAGTGGGGGCTGGAAATCCATTTACTGTAGATATCGATGATGATGATTTCTTATACGTCCCGTCCAGGTTCAGTACGGCCAATATCCGGATAGTAGGTTCGGATTATTTGCAAAGTTTGTTTTCCACAGCTTATCAGCAATACCGTGTAACATTTAAGCGTGATGGCGTGGTAACGTGGTGTGGCTTTATCAAGCCGGAGTTGTACACACAAGATTATAGCAGTACTATATTCGAATTGGAACTTGAATGTGTCAGCGCCATGTCCGCTTTGGAGTATATCGATTATAAACCCAAAAACGGGACAGAAAGAGGGTTTGTAACTTTATGGGAATTATTAACCCGTTGTGTCTCTGAATCTCGAGGCTGTTATTCAAACGTATATATTCCACATGTTTACGCAAAGGATAAATCGAATTATACGGCTTGGACAAATGTTCTGAAGGACATGATGATAAGTGAACAGAATTTCTTTGATGAAGATGACAAGCCAATGAAACTAAAAGAGGTGCTTGAAGAGATATGCAAATTCCTCAATTGGACTTGTGTGGATTGGAGGGGTGAGCTTTACTTCGTAGATGTGGATCATGCAGGCGATTACTATAAGTATGCGTTGGACTTTTCCGCATATGCAACCGTGAGAGGATTTACTATCAACGTCCAAAAAGTTGGCTTTAGCGGCGATAATCATACGCTCGATATTTTGGGCGGTTATAATAAAGTAACAGTAAAAGACAGTAATTATCCGGTTGGGAATTTACTTCCGGAAGAGAGTTACGAAGATGCAAAAGTTCTTTCGTCACGTTTAAATACGAATAAAGATAGAAAATGTTACCGTCAGTTTCTTTATCCGAAAAACTGGAACATGTATCTGTATGATGGCGATACGGTTATCACCAATGACGATTTAGAGTTACGTGCTTATGATGCGCATAAACTTATAGGAGGAATACAGGAAAGGTACTGCAATTATAAAATAGTGGACGGTAAGCCGGATATTTCAGACTATTCGTTTACAAATGTTATACAAGCCAGGTGTTTGGGTGCTGTCGGTGACTTATCAATGATAGGCGGGCTGGAACTCTTAACAAAGATAATGGATTTTAAAGGTGCGTCCTCAGTGTACGAATCAGGGGCCTTTGCTGTATCTGGAAGCTATAAGACGATAGCGGATATGGATTTGATTCCTTGGGACAATAGCCGGGGCACGTACATGCCGTTGGCTGCTTGCCAATTACGGATCGGTAATAAATATTATGGCAGTACTAACGGATTGGCCCCATTCGCATGGTCTGCAAATCCCAATTATTTTTTTAGACTTCCCGCCTCCGAAGAGAATAACAAAGCCCGATTAGATTATGTATCCATTGAGAACCAAAAAACAATATATATGCCATATAAAGGTGTTTCAGGCGTAATAATCCCTATTGATACCCTATTATATGGCGAGCTTGAATTTACTCTTTACGCATCTAAAATACATAATGCTATTTTTATAAATGGATTCTTGTTAAAAGACTTTTCCTTTAAATATGGAAAGAGCACCGAGGCCGAAAAGACTACCGACAATACAGACCGTTATTATGAAAATGTCGTTAACGAAGACTACATTAACGAATTAGACGAAATCGAGTTTAAAATATCCAGTTACAACAATGATGGGGCATGCTATTCGAAAGTGATGATAGGAGAGGACTATCTTCGTGATAATTTGTATTCGGTACTGGTTGACAGGGCTATTCGTCCGGAGGAGCATTTAATCCAGCGTATAATCAATCGATATAGCACTACTCGTATCAAGCTAACACAAGAAATAGAAGAAACGATTGGTTTAACTCCTATTTCCAGACTGTCGGACAAATCTCTGGTTAATAAGATATTCATTAATGCCGGAGGAAGTATCGATTATAAGATGGAGCAGTTCCGGTGTATTATGATAGAGACATGAAAGACGTAAAGATTAAAACTACATCCATTCCTGCGAAACCCCGGTCAAAGAACTATCCGGCTGGGGCTGTTATCACCCGGACGGCTGGCGGCGTTACTGTTAACGGCGGAGGTGGTGGAGGTGCTTCGGTTGACATTGTAAAGGCTACCGATACAAAGTCGTTTACCGATAGCAACGTACTGTCATCGCTCCGAACGCTGTTAGAGATTCGTTCGCGTATCATTGCTTCATCGGATACCGCCACAGAGTTAACCGATGATAATACGCTTTCTTCGCTCCGCATTTTGAAGGAGATAGATGCAGCGATTAAAGAGGCTTTGAAGAAGATAGATGATCTTTATTTAAGCAAGGTAAAAGCGGATATAGCTAAAGAGCCTATCACTTTCCTGAAAGGGCTGTTTGTTGGTGATGGGCTTACATTTATCAACGAAAGTGGCGACACGGAATTGCAATCTTTAGTTGCCCGGATGAAAGTTAAAGCCGCTACATTGGAAGTAACCGGTTCGGCCAATGTTGGCACACTACATTCGGAAGGGAATATTTCAACAGGCGCGGATATTTGGGCTAAAGGTAACACGCATACTTTAAATTTACTCGTTCAGGCACTTGCAAAAACATACGATCTGAATGTTGAGCACGTCGCAACCCTGTTTCAAACCATAGTCAAGGACTATATCAGTTCAGAAAGATTCATCCCCGGACTGATGGGTGAAGGGATGAAGCTATACAAGGCTATCAATGGGGATTGGAACCTTGAAATAGATAATGCCGTAGTCCGTAAGGCCATGACCATTTTTGAACTTATCATTTCGAAAGTTCGTGCGGTTAACGGCGGTCTGGTGATTTCATCCGCCAACGGGCGTGTTAAGTCCATTTCGGAAACGTCCGGCGATCCGGCTTACTATGTTTTAGGTATAGAGGGCGACATGATGTTTGTCACTGATGACTTGGTACGTTGTCAGGTCTACACATCCGGACACGTTAAATACTACTGGGTTCCGGTTGCCTCGGTGAATGATGATTCGATTCTTATACTTAAATCCGTATTTCCCAATGGTACAACTCCGGCCGTTGGTGATGATCTGGTTCAGATGGGTAACCTCACGAATCCGAACAGACAGGGCATTTTGTATCTCACAGCTTCGGAAGATGGTAAACCGCGCATTTCTGTACTGGACGGGGTAAACTCCACGTCTTTGGCCGGAAAGAACAAAGTGATTTTGGGTTGTCTCGATGGCATGACGGATACAGACTTTCCGGCTGACCTCCAACCGTCCGGATACGGTCTGTATGCGATGAACTGTTTCCTGAAAGGTATTTTCATTCTGAGAAATGGAAAGAGCATCGAACAGGAGTTTAGTAATATTGCTACCGAGTTAGCGGCTATACCGGGAAAAATTGAACTATCCGTTAAAACTAAGGTAGAAAATTGGGGTATAGGTGCTAACAATTTGTATAGTTACACAAGTTCAACGCTTAATACTTTATATCCATCTCCTACTATTGAAAGGCAAATGTCTCTGCATGGTTTCTATTTGGTTGGTTCACAAGGTAATGGAGGAGCTATGCGGATACCTGATATTATCCCGCCTATCCCCGGTAAGTATACCGTTTCCGGATGGATTAAAGGTAGTCAAAATACCCCAGTTGGTTTTACTATTGATGTGTGTGATTCTGAAAACGTAATTGTTAAATCAACAGCAGATAACCAATGGAGTTATTTCAAGCATACATTTAACGTAACGAAAAACACAGAGGAACAAAAGGATGTATATAATTTTGTTGATATAGAAAGAATTGATTGGGCTTATATATGGGTGAAAGACTTTAAAGTAGAAGCAGGTGAAATTGCAACCGCATGGAGTCCCAATTTTCAGGATGCAGTTTATAAAGGCGCTGAATATACCAATAGTCAAATTAGTGTAGTCGAAGGTAAGATAACATCCACCGTTGAAAAGATAAATACCGTTGATGGACGTGTTACCGGACTTGCTTCACGCATCGAACAGACCGAAAAAAGTATCACGTCTGTTGTTGGTGATATTAGTGTTATTAATAGTACCACCAATAGGCATATATCAAAGCGAATAGATTTAAGAGGATGGGACAATAATAAGTTTTTCCCGTTGGTTATAAGTATTCCGGTTTACCACAAAACAAGGGTTGAAATAAGTAGACCTCTTAATGCGGGATACGGAAAACCTTCATACGGTACACATGATGGCGGTTTTTCTATGAACTTAACGTTTGAGATGTCCGGTTCGGGTTGGGGTTCGTTGCCAGCAGTAACCAATATCTTTGACTATACTAAAGCATGGACTTCTGCGGGTGCAAAGATAGTTGTTGATTTGGGACAAATAACTGAAACGTCTACGTGTAGAATGGGTATTAGGGGCGGTTCTATGTATGACGTAACCGTAGATGATACTATTGACCCAAACGTAATCAACGTTTATCAAACCGATTATCACGGTTCGTATAATACATCGTTCCCCGTTCGCACCGATGGAACTGAACCCGTCCGCACATACGGATACTATACCGAAATAAAGCAGACGCAGGAAAGCATAGCTTTAACTGCAAACAAAGTGGACGATCAAGGTAGGCGATTAAGTGCGGCTGAGTTAACTTTGAGTTCAGACCACGCAAAATTAAGCGTAGTAGAACAAACGGCAAATTCCGCCAATTCATTAGCAGGAACAGCGAACAGCAAAGCCAACACAGTAGACGGTCGTGTCACCGCCACCCAAAACGGCTTAGTCGAAACCGGAATCAACATCACGTCCCGCAAGATCGTTTTGAAGTCAGACAACGTTCTCTTTCAAAATAACACAGGTCAACAGACAGCCGCCATCAACGCAAACGGCAAACTGTCTGCCAATGTGATTGAAGCTGCGGAAGTGGTGGCACAGGCATTTTCAGCACAGAGGATCACAACCGGAAACCTTACGGTAACTGATGGTGCAAAGATCGGTGCCTGGAATATATCGGGAGGCTCTCTTGTTTCGGCAAGCAATTCGCAGGCTAAGATCCTGTTAAACATGTCCGGTAATAAATTCCTTCGTATTAACGAAGAAGGGGACAGTCCTACAACTTCACGCACAGCATTGATGTCCATACGAAACGACAATTACAGTGGTCTAAGTATTGAATCATACGGAAGTTCCGGTTTTGCTCTAAGATGTTTAGCTAACGCAGGCACTGCAAATTCGATAGAATCGTATGGAAGTCATATTTTCGCCCAAAGGGGCGGTGAAAAGTGGAACGCTCCCGGAATGCTGTGTATCGGATATGTATATCAAGCGGGTACAGTCACTAATGAATGGGGCAACGGGTGCACCTTAACCAGTGCGCAAAAAATAGATGCAGGAAAATACAGGATATACCACAACTTACGTCATCCGCAGTACGCTGTCTTAGTACAGGGATTGGGTGGTTATGGTTGGGTATTCGGTCAGGTAGAGACGCAAAACAACTCTTATTTTGAGGTTTTAATGCTTGACGCAAACAAGGGTCCCCGTGATTGTCCATTCCGTGTGTTTGTTGTAGGGCGCAACGTTTGGTAAACAGCATTGTCAGCGCAGATTACAATGATAAATTCAAAATAAATAAAATATGAAAATCAATTTTAGAAGAATTAAAGTAAAAACAGCTATTGACGGAGAAGTTGAAGAGTTCGACGTGGCTAAAACAGTAGGAAACGCTATTTACTGTAATACACCCGATTTGGGTGAATTGGAGTTTGCCCAACGGATATACAAAGAAGGTGAAGTTGAAGTTGACGAACAAGGTGCAAATATCATTCGAAATTACGTTGATCCGGCTCCGATACTCGCAGTGGTGAAGACCGCTATTTATAATGAATTAGATAAAGTAATTATTAACTCCCAAAATCAATAAATTATGTTTCAAGAAGAATCAAGAACAGTTCAAGTAAACGGTAAAGCCGTTTCAGGAGATTATCAGTACAATGTAAACTACAGTGTCAATAACGATAATCTCAGCCGTCTTCATTGTGAAATCATTAAAACGGTCACGGAAGATATTGACACCCCTACAGGCAAGCAGCCCGTAACCTCCGGGCGGTATATCGGGTATTTGCTGTTGGAATCAGGCAGTAAACAAATGTCCCTTCCAGAGTCGGAGAATGTTGCAGCGCACTTTGAAGTATTCGATCAGATCACCAGAGAGGTAAAAGCCACTTTAGAGCCCAAGCTGGCATCTAAATCCAAGTAACAAGAATCCGCCCTGTCTTCACAGATGGGGCGGAAAGATGCGGTATAAAGGAAATGAATAATAACCGTAGTTTATTCATACCGCATTTGATAATACTTATTTAAGATGTTCTCTCAATAACACGTAAATTCGTATAATTGTTGTACATTCTAATAAAAAAATTATATAGAGTAAAATAGTTCTTATCAACATAGGTTGCATCATAGCTATGATGGTTTGCTACTTTTAGGGAATTAGTTTCTTTAAAAAAATAATAAATATACTATTTAAATTTATATATCCAAGAATATGAAAAATTTGAAGATGATTGCATTGATTGCCTTGCCTCTTTCTCCTTTGCTGGAACTCTTTGAGCGCTATGTCTTTGGTGACTGGGAGTTTGTCAAATGGTTGATTGTCCTTGTATGTGTTGATACGGTGCTCGGCTTTGTCAAGCACTGGCTATCCAAAGACATCAGTAGTAAAGCTTATGGTATGATCGGGCGTAAGCTTATCATTTACAGTTGTGTATTAGTCCTGTCGCATGTGATGGGTAATTTCTCGATCGCCGGTCAGGTGGTCGATAGTTTCGTCTGGTTCCGGTATTTCGCTTGTACGGCATTAATGGTACGTGAGGCCTTAAGTATTATTGAGAACGTAGAAGAGATTTGCCCGGGCTTTTTCCCGAAGGCTATCATAAATAAGCTGAAGGGGTTCGATAATGTTTCGGGAAAGAAAGAGTAGTTTAGATAAAATCTCCCGTCGCTACGCTTAGCGACGGGGAATTACACAAACAAAACAAACAAATGTATAACTTTATCTTCCCAGACCAAGTTTACAAAATATAAAATATTGGAATACAAAGGTCGATTTTTATTTTTAATAAAAGTGTTAATAAAACCGCTAAAAGAATAATATATGCAATATTTTTACTCCAAGAATTAAGTCATAGCGATGTGGTTACAGTGCTTGGAACAAGTAATGTTCTGATAGTTAAAGTAATTCATTGTTTAGCGAGGTTGTTTTAGAATATTTTGACCAATTTGGGATAAATATCATCTCTTGAGACACTGTTGCAACATTCGGTGGCTATCATTACGGAATGGCTGATGTTGCATTAGCGATGAAGAAAAAAGCAGGAGTTGTTATTGGACTATTTTTTAATTGAGTCGGTTTTTGACTTATTAATAATGGATGCGCATAGCATTAACTTTAAATGTATTTGTTATTTTGAAAGATATGGTTTTTACCTGCATACAATAAGATACGGCGTGCTATCTTCACAGACCGCATAACCGTGTTTTTAAAGTTTAAGCATGTTATATAACATATTTATTCCTATAAAAGTTCATTGTGTATCTATTAAAAATGCTTATAAACCTGTGGGATAATAATATTTTTTATCATGGAGATATTTTCATGGAGGGAATAAATAAGGATAATTATTGAGCTTGTGTAATGAATTTGTATTTAAAAATGTGAAAACAAGAAATAACGCTTCTACCTTCACAGGCAAAAGCGTTACAAACGGCTATTAAGGCAACAAAGTTATTGATTTATGTTATGTTTTATCTTCTTAACAACTTAACTCTTGAAAAGTTTTATAAACTAATAAAAAATAAACAATATGAAAACAATTGATTCAATCATTATTCACTGTTCGGCCACGCGCTTCGGACAGGATTTGCGTGCAAAAGACATTGACCGGATGCATAAACAGAGAGGCTTTAATCAGATCGGGTATAATTACGTAATAGATATTGATGGGACTGTGGAGAACGGTAGGCCCTTGTCTGTGGACGGGGCACATTGCAATACGAAAGGGGACACTGGGCGGTCGTATAACAAACATTCGATTGGTATCTGCTATATCGGCGGCCTGGATGTCAATGGGAAAGCTGCTGATACCCGGACAGAAGCGCAACGAATAGCTTTGCGCGATTTGGTAGAGAAGCTCTGTAGAGACTACCCTATTATCGAGGTACTTGGACACCGGGATACATCACCTGACTTAAATGATAATGGGGAGGTAGAACCGTTTGAATATATCAAGGCTTGTCCATGTTTCGATGTACGGAAGGAGTTCTCTAATTTTATGAAACCTGTAATCATACGGCC